TCAAGGAACCCAAGGAACCCAAGGAACTCAAGGAACTCAAGGAACCCAAGGAACTCAAGGTACTGAGGGAACGCAAGGAAGTCAAGGCACTCAGGGATTTCAAGGAACTCAAGGAACTCAAGGAACTCAAGGAACTCAAGGAACTCAGGGAACTCAGGGATTTCAAGGAACTCAAGGAACTCAAGGAACCAATGGAATCATTGGTGTCGACGGAGCTACTGGAACTCAGGGAACACAGGGAACTCAGGGAACCCAAGGATTTCAAGGTGTTCAAGGAACCAATGGAATTATTGGTTCAAATGGAACTCAAGGAACACAAGGAACCCAAGGAACACAAGGAACCCAAGGATCAGGTACTCAAGGAGTCACAGGACCCACTGGGTTTACTGGACCCATTGGAACTGGACCTACTGGATTCACTGGACCGACTGGAGCTTCAATTCCCTATATTTTTGACGGAGGTGCTCCAACTTCTTCGTATTCTGTAGGACCTGCCTTTGATGCAGGAGGTGTAGGTACTACAGGTCCAACAGGTGGAACCAATTTGATTTTACAGTTCCGTAGAGGACTTTCAACTGAATGGTCAAGCGTAAATCCAACACTTGCTAATGGTGAACTTGCAATTGAAACAAATACACGTTTATTCAAGATCGGTAATGGAGTCACTGGATGGAACTTGTTACCCTATGGTGGACTTCAAGGAAGTCAAGGAACTCAGGGCACTCAAGGGACACAGGGTACTCAGGGAACTCAAGGAACTATAGGAGTAGGAACTCAGGGAACTCAAGGAACTCAAGGAACTCAAGGAACCCAAGGAACTCAAGGATCTATAGGAGTAGGAACTCAAGGAACTCAAGGAACTCAAGGAACACAGGGACCTGCAGGTAGTGGTGGCGGAGGTGGTTCAGTAAGCATCACAGGAAGTACTGCTTTCGGAAACGTTTTAACAGTTGCAACAGGTGGTGCAGGTATCTTTGGAAATTCAGGGTTTGTAGTTGCAGGACCCACTGGATTCGTAGGTATTGCAACAACTACTCCAGTAACACATCTTGAAGTTAACGGTGGTGTCACGATTCGTAACGGGTATCGTCCTCTCTATACAGTCGTTAGTGCTACAAGTTTGACAGTAGCAGCCAATTCATATGGAACTCATTATAACATCACGAACAGTGCATTTGCAACCATGACTTTACCAACCATTCTATGGGCGCAAGATTCCAACGGATATTGGGTATTTCGAAATAATACTTCATCGTATTTATCGGTAATTATTACCTATACAACTGCAGGAACTACTGCTCCAACAAATCCAGTTGTGATTCCACCTTCCAATTCAACTACGATTATGGTGACGTTTTTTAGTGGAGTAAGTTCCAATTATGTTTTGTTCTAAACAATTAATGATCGGTACATCCAAAAACATTTTTGGATTTGATCCCAGAAGTATTCCTGACTGTGTTGTGTGGCTGGACGCAGCCGATACATCTACGTTAACTCTTTCTGGATCCAATATCACTGCATGGAGAGACAAAAGTATCTATAGAAACCATGTGAATGATATTTCAGTAATTCCACCTACGTATAATTCAACCGATTCATCGGTCAATTTCTTAACAACTTCATCTAATTTTATGAGAGGAACGATGTCTCAAACCTATTCATCAAATGCAACGGTTTTTATTGTTCCATCAGTCACAAGTACTGCAACCGCTCTTGGGTTTCCTCGTCTTTCTACACTTTCAACAAGCGCAGCTTCAGATACTGCATTGGCAGGTCAATTTTTAATTCTTAACCTAAACACTGCAAATCCACTTACATATGTATCTACAGGTACAAATCCAACAGGTCAGGGTATTAATATTACAACTTTTCTTAGCAATTCGTATACAAATGATGTAAGGTTCTTAGTTACTAATACAAGTACTTGGTCAGGGACAGCGTTTGCAATTACAACACTCTTAAATGGAAACTCACAAACTTTTAGTTCGTTTTCTCAAACAAGAAGTCCTGATGCATACTACGTATCCACATACAACAAATATTCATTTGCTACTGCACCTGTAAGTACATCAGATTGTTTCAATGGAAAAATCTTTGAGTATTTAGTCTTCAGTCGTGCATTAACAGTAAGTGAACGCCAACAAGTAGAAGGGTATTTGACTTGGAAATGGAGATTGGTTGGATATTCTCCTATTACTCCACTAACCTTAGGATGTCAGTTATGGTTGGACGCTACTGATAATTCTACCATTACAACGAGTGGTGTAAATATTACACGATGGAATGACAAATCTGGAACTGGTAATGACATGCTACCATGGACTACCTTTAGTAATGCGACTATTGCATCCAATTTTCAAAACAATTTGAATGTTCTTAACTTTTCAGCAACAGGTGTCTATCAAGGTACTATTTCAAATGGACCCTATCCATCAGATGTTTACTTAGTGATGGCATTGAAAAATACTACTACACATGCAGATGTTATCACTGTTTACTCTAGTAATGCTGGGGCAACATTCAATTCTCTAACCTTTGGTGAACATACTGCAAGTCGTTGGCATAATGGATCAGATGGGTTTGCCAGAACTCCTAATACAGTAGCTCCAAGCAATGAAACCTCTACGTCGTTTTTGTTAATGAACTGGTCTATTTCAAACAATAACTATATTATTCGACGAAATGGAACTCAAATTAGTAGAACAACTTCATATACCTATACACGTCCAGCGGATTCTAGATTTCAAATTGGATACAGAATAAATCCAACAGTTTTTTCACCTGCTACTACAGCAGGACCCCTTAGAGGATACATTGGTGAGATTGTAGCGTTTAATACACAACTTGGAGACGTACAACGTCAACAAATTGAAACCTATCTTGGACTCAAATGGGGATTAAGTAATGTAATTTCAAGATTACCTATTGAAAATCCATACCTTTCTCTAAAACCTCACTTGCGTATCTTTCAACCAACAGATATTGCAGGATGTGTTGTGTGGTTGGATGGAGCAGATCTATCAACACTCACTCTTTCTGGAACAAACATTACTGCTTGGAGGGATAAGACAGTCTTTAAAAACAATGTGAACTCAATTTCAGGAACTGCACCTACCTACAATTCAAACGATTCATCCGTCAATTTTGTAGCAAGTTCAGGTACTTTTATGAGAGGAACTATGTCTCAAACGTATTCTAATAGTGTATCTGTATTTGTAGTTGCATCCATTGCTACACAAAGTACTCCAGCATTTCCTCGTCTTTCTATGATTGGATTGTCTTCAACTGCCAATAGTATTTTGATAGGTCAACAACTTTATGTAAATAGTAATGCTCCAAGTGTAATTACCTATTTATCTACAAATACAAATCCATCAGGTCAGGGTATCAATATTATGACATTAATTAGCAATGTTAACTATAATACTAGACAGTTGATTACAAATGTAAGTAGTTATATAGGTACAACATATACTATTTCAACTTTGTTAAATGGAAACCCACAAAATACATCTGTATCTACAAGAACTGGAACCTTTACTGCAAGTGGTGGCAATGTAGCAACTTATAATAAATATTCATTAGCCAACTATCCAGATGCTGCTTCAACTACAGGTGATTCGTATAATGGAAAAATCTTTGAATATTTGGTCTTTAACCGTGTATTAACTACCGCCGAACGCCAACGAGTAGAAGGATATCTTGCAAATAAATGGGGGTTATTGTATCAAACCAATTCTGTAAACACACCCTTATCAATTCCTGGGTGTACAATATGGTTAGATGGTGAAGATCCTGCTGGGACAGGAATTCAACCTGCGAATGGTGCTTCTATTTCAACATGGGTGGATAAGTCTGGAAATTCAAGAAATATGACAGTCTATGCAGGTACTCCTGTTTTTAATACAAGCCCTTCAAGAATCACTTTTAATGGAAGTACTTCTCTTATTAATTCATCATTTACAAGTCAAATCTTTACACTCTTCATTGTATATTTACAAACAACTGCAGCAGGTCCTGTCTATACAACAAGTACAACACAAGAGTATTCAGGATTTTGGCCAAATGAAGGAGGTACAACGTTTTTTACGCGAGTGGACAATAATTCTTGGTATACACAGACAAGTACACTTCCTATCAATACTCGGCGTATTCTAGTGATTCAATATACCGCTGCTGGTGCTGGTGCTAATATGTATGTTTGGTCAGATGGAACACTCAATATCTCTACAACTAGCTTAGGAGCACGTACTATTACTTCACTTCTACTAGGCCACAGACCTACTGGGAATAACTTCCTGACTGGAAACTATAATGAAGTAATTCAATACAATTCAGTTCTCACAGACTCTCAACGCCAACAAGTGGAAGCATATCTTGCAAATAAATGGGGGTTGACTCTATCTACTCAACTTCAATTTACACATCCGTTTGGAAGATTTCCATCCTCTACAGTAACACGTCCTAATTTCTTAGAATTACCGTATACACCAGCGGATAACAATTTGTTTCTTGCTAAATACTCATCGGATGGTTCGGTTCTTTGGGCGTTGAGACATGTAGCACCAACAGGTGTTCTTCCACGCGATTTAGTTACAGATTCAAATGGTCATATGTATATGTCTACCTATTATAGTGGAGCCGCAACTATATACACTACGAATGGAACCATTGCAAGAACTATGTCAAATGCAGGTGGTTTAGATGGATATCTTGCGAAATATTCACCTCAAGGAGTTTTACAGTGGATGGTTCGTAATGCAGGTACATCTACTAACTACGGTCAAGGTGTTGCAGTAGATTCAAGTGGAAATGTCTATTTAGGTGGATTGTATGCAAGTACATTGACTCTTTTTAATGAAGGTGAAACATCCAATATACAATTGACTACAGTCTCAGGAGGTTCGGATGGATTTCTTGCTAAATACTCACCAGCAGGAACTCCATTATGGGTAGCACGAACATCAGGAACAAGTTTTGATAGTGGTGGACTATCTCTTAAAACAGATTCAAGTCTAAACGTATATTCGGTTGGAGGTAATGTTCTTGCTGCAGTTACATTTTTTAATGCAAATGGAACTACCGGTGGATCTTTAGCATACGGAGGATCAAGTGAAGCTACTTGGTTAGCGAGTTGGAATACTTCAGGGACATTTCGTTGGGCATTGCGATTTGTTACAAATGATTTGAATACATCACCTGGAGCTTTATCCATTGATTCAAATGCGAATTTATATGTAAGTTCTGGGTATAACGCCACAATGACCTTAAGAAATACGTCAGACGCGGTTGTTGCAACCTTATCAAATTCAGGTTCATATGATGCGTTTATCGCAAGTTATACATCGCTAGGTGCATATCGCTGGCATGCACGAATTGTAGGTACAGGAAGTTCAGATCTTGTTGCTCATACAGGTAGTTCAAATGGAGATCAATATGTATTAGGATGGTATACCGGTACTATTATTATCTATACATTTGGTGAAGCTTCTAGTAACACATTAACAAATTCAGGTGCATATGATTTATTTCTAGTAAAATACTCATCGGCAGGAGTACTTCAATGGTCAACCCGAATTGCAAGTGCGAACAATGATATATCCTATATGCCTAGTGTAGATCCAAGTGGAAATGTGTATGTAAGTGGAAGGTATGAAGGAACCTGTACATTCTTCAATGTAGGTGGAGGCATTGCTGCAACGTTATCAAACATTACTGCTCCCGATCTATTCCTTGCTAAATACACGACTAATGGTCAACTTATTTGGGTTACACGTATAGGAGGTACTGGAACTGATTCTGAAGGTCCAGTGGCAGCAGACCAAAATGGAGATGTATTTGTCTCTGGATTTTATCAGAGTTCACCATTGACTTTATTTGGTGTCTAATCTTTTGAAACGTGAATCCTCAAAATAGTTGTAGCAAACGAGAACGATACCAAAATTCCAGGAGTCAATGCTCTAATATTATCCAATACTGCATCTAAGTTAGTGGGACTCAACAAAAATTGTAGGTATGCCATCGGATCGCGAGTGACTCCGTCTGAACAAATGTTTGGAGGAGTGATTTCGAAGGATTGTATAATAAATGCAGGTGGGAATCCTGCTGCTGCCCATTGAAACAATTGAGGACGATACTGTTCACGTAATGGATTTGTCAGACCATTCAAATATTGCTTATCCGCGGTTTCCTTTGCAACAACGACCGCATAACTCTGCATGAGTTCATCTAAACTAGCAATTTGAGGAGGTTCTATAGGTCCAGTTGCAGCAGTAGGAAACATTGGAAAATCTGGTCCAGTGGGTCCGGTTTCTCCAGTGGGTCCGGTTTCTCCAGTGGGTCCGGTTTCTCCAGTGGGTCCAGTGAATTCATTGATTTCAGTTTCTTCATTCGTTCCAGTAGGTCCAGTTTGTTCAGTAGTCATTTACTACAAACCACCTGAAAAAGTTACAGACAGAAAGTAAATGCCGAACATCCAATTACAGTTTCGGAGAGGCACTGCAACCGAATGGTCCAATACGAATACAGTCTTAG